TGGAAGTTTCATATCCATAAACATCCGTAAATCGTCAGCACTATCATCTAAAGTAACTGCCCGAGTGATGTATTGTGCAATCGCTTCAGATGCTCCATTATAATTGATAAGGTTGCTAACCGCTAATAGTGACAGTTTTCTGGTGTCCAATACAGGTGTTAAATTTGTGGAATCTGTGTGTAATACTGCTTGTAAAGTAATAGCAGGAGTTCCAGAAACACTTTCACCATAACTAGGAGAAGAGTAAGAAAACAGAGTGTACGGTTCGGCTAATTCGATAGTGTCACCATTTTTACACGGAGTAAATACTGTTTGTTGAACACCTAAAGAATTTTTCAACTTATATTTTAAAGTAATTGATGTAGTAGGATCTAAAATTAAAGAACCAAAATTTGGAACTATTGTTGTAATATTTCTAGTATCAATACTACTAATGATATATGTTGAAGGATCAGTATCGCCTGTCACGGCAGTTCTAACCTGAAAATCATTTCCTGCTGCTAATATTCCACTAGTAATATAAATTTTAGCTGTGTTGCCTTGCACTTCTTGTACAAATCCTTCTCCCGTGGTATCATCTTTGTATACAGTGTATCCAGAACCTGGGATGGAAAATGTATAAGCTTCTTCTAAAGTCATCGAAATATTACTGACTACATCTTTCACTACTCCTAAAATTTTTCTTGCTTTGTAATTATCAGAAGATAATGTAGGCCCAGCGGACTCAAGAGTTAAATTATTATCGTCCGATATAGAAGCAATTTTACCAATAACTGTATTGTCAGTCTTATATAAAATGTCTCCTACCTGAAGCTGAGTATTAAATGATGTGCCTACTCCTGCCACTGAAGTTCCTGTAACTGAAATAGTACCAGTAACACTAGTAATTAATACTCGCAATCTATCACCAACAGTAGTTTCTGTGGAAAATAATGTAGATGTTCCTGTCACAGTTGCCCCTGAAATACCAATAGTACCGGTCAATGTTGTTTGAGTATCGTCATAAACTTTTACTGCATCACCAGGTGTTAACATGTGACTACCAGAGGAGCTAAAGGTGATATAGTCAATTGGTTCGGATTTCAAAGTCACTATGGTATCTGAAGTTGAAAATACACCCTTATACAGGGTAAATTTTAAATCTTCATTTTCTAAACCAGTCCAAACAGTATTATTGTTTGGTACAAACAAAACTCCTACATATGGTTGTTGAGTAATAGTTTCAGATGTACCAACTTTTCTTTGACCTAATTCAGAAACCCAAACTTGATAATCTGTGTCGTTGTTTTCAGGTAGTAATACCAAGGCATACTCAGTATTATTTTTCAAGTACACAGGTGAATCAAATGTAAACGTAGTGGCAACTGATGCCGTTTCAGACGCATTAATAGAACTTGCTGGCAATGTCTTTGTGCTGAAAGGAACAATTCTATTTCCAGGGAAACCATTTACAACTTCACGAAGTTGTACAGTAAATGATTTTGTTGAAGATTTTGTTTTGAAATATAAATCTATCTTTGTAATAAAAGCCCCATCTAACTCACCTTCAACAATAAAAGTCTGAGCCATTGGATCACCATAAGATGATGAATCAAATGTTGATGGATTACTTAATATTAAACGATTGATAACTGTATTTTGCGTATTGGTTAATGTATCTTGACGAACATCGGCAAATCTTGTAGAAAAAATTGAATTATCTATAATTTCTGCTAATCCAGAATTTTGAAACTGTGAAGCTGCCAATGTTGTAGATCCTACATCTTCTAGCTTGAAAATTTTGCTTCCGGCGCGGAATGTATTGGCAGGTATTAAAAATTGACCTACTAGTATCCCATTACTATTCACAATTAAATCATCACCATAGTTGGAAGCTGTTGATTCATACTTAGAAATTAAACCAACAGTAGTTAAATTTTTTATAGTAGTTACAGAAACACCTGTCGGTAAGGTGAAATATCTGCAAAAATCTGAAACATCTTCGCCATCAAAATATGCTTTTACAATAGTATTTGGTTTCAATTCAGTGGCAATAAATGTAATTACTTGTTGTCTAATATATGGAATCACCGAAACATCTAGTAATTTCATACCAACCGAGCGCATATTGTGTTCGGGTAATCGAGCAGCGTTAACTGCTGAACGAGTGATGTCAGAAACAACTCGTGCTGATTCATTATAACTACGAATACCTGTAATGCCATTTATACTATTGTTTACTACAGATGCAGTCGAGGTTACATCTACGCCCTGCCAATTCGTCAGCCAACCGTTCCAATGAATATTAAATGGTGTGTTATCATATTCCCAGCCATCATTCATATTGTTATAGTTTACTTGAACATCAGGTCGCGCATTCTCATCTAACCACATGTCTTGTTGTGGATCTAAGTATAAATTACCAGACTTGTAATTTCTTAATAGAGAGTTACCACAAATACGTCCTTTAGAGGCTGCATTATTGCTTATAAAGGCAGAATGTGTATGAGAGTTACCATTCAATACTAAAGCTCCTTGTTGATGCCCCCCAGAAACAACCTGGAAGTTTACATCTTCGATGGTGATTGGAGCTCTCATTTCTTTATTTTTCACATCTATAGAAACATTATAATTAACATCGAACACATTCCCCACATCATGTCCATCAAAGCCATCCACAAGAATACCCTTTTTAATCATGGCATTGCCAGAATTATCAGTAATAAACATGTTGGCTACTTTATTTTCCATGATGGACAATGCTGTATAATATTCTAATCTATTTACTCGTTGTTCTAAATCACCAATGTCTCGCATTGTGAAACGACGATTATCAACTAAACGAACAATTGATGCATAATCTTCTCTACTGTAAACCCGAGAAGCATAGGTTGACAAAGATGGGTATGGTGCTAACTCAATAACCGCCAATGTCATGGCATGCGAAGCATCTGCGGGTGTTTGAGGATTCAATGAGGATACACCAGTAATAATTTTAAACTCACCCTCTCTTGTTAAAATAACTTTATCTTTTCTGGGCAGATTCACAGTAAAAGTAGCAGTGATAGCACTATCAGGATCTGGTATAGCTAAACGACCTGTACCCGATGAAACATCTATTGTTGATACAGGAACATTTTCACCATCAATGATATCTGAAACACCATAAGCAGCACCACTATGATTAATTCTATTTTCCATTGCTGGTCGGAAATCTATTACATCGCGCAAATCGTAGGAAATGCCAGTTGTTTTAGATGAATGAACTGGTATTTGGTAGGTGTAGATTTGCTTCCCGGTATCAGGATTTAAAGGATCGAAATCAATTAATGCTGATTCATAAGAATTTTTATTAATATATCCAAAACTAGAATCACGAACAAAATTTCTAAATTTAACAACTATCTTTTTTGTTGATAATGTAGAAGCTCCAGTGTATTCAAGATAGGATGTGCTAAATAAATTATCATTTTGATTAACAACTAAGTTGAAATCTTCAGTTACATTTGTCCAACTGTTATCTGTTGTTACAAGAGCATATGTGCCTGGCCAGGCTTCCGAAGATTCTGCCATATAGACGGCTTCTACATCAAACGCATAAGATACACCTAGGTATAATTTATTAGCATTTAAATTAGTTAAGGATGTTCCAGTAAATGTTGAACAATCCGCGCGTAGATGTGAAGTCACTAATGTTAAACCAATAGGATCACCATTAGTTTGTTTTATATAAGCATAAACCGTATGTGTTCCGGCACTTGGAGCTGATAAAGTCAATGTGCAAGAATTTGCAAGAACATTAGTAATAGTATTAACCGTACGAATATTTCCATCAGAATTTCGCACAACTAAAAAGTATTTCGCAATATTTTCTGCTCCAGATGGAGCGGCACTGAAAGGTAATGTCTGACCGGTTCCACTGACTGAAATATTAATTTCATTAGAACCACCGACTGCATAGTTGGTATCTAATTTTTTCCAGAAATAATAGTCCGTATCATCTTCATATTCTCGGACAGCGCGGGCCGTAGTTGGAAATATTAATGTATTATATCCTGAATCATGTAGAGTAAATTCTGTTTGTGTAATACCTGAACTTAAAACATCCCCAGGTGTTATTGCAACTGTAGCAGAATTTAATGAATTATCTGTAATGGTATCAACACCTGCAAGGTCATCAATAATATATGATCCTACTAGCGCAATATCATACAAATATAATTTGTAAAAAGATGTAGAACTTGTGCCAGGTGTTCCTAAATAATGTTTTAATAAACGAACTTTAGCGGTAGCTTTAGTTGTGCCGCCATCTTTTAATTGTACCGTTAAATTGTTATCTCCTATATCCCAATCACCTGTAACGTTTTTTACATATACAAAATTGCCATAAATGGAACTAATAATTTTTTCTTCAAACAATAAAGTATCAGTAGCTTTGGTGGCTGAAAGATAATCGGTAGATTTTAATTCTGCGTCGAAACCTTCTACATATGCTTTTCCAGGCTCAACACCATATAATAATTTAGATGAATCACCGGAAGTGTATCTTCCATTATTGCTTTCTGTTTTTAAATGTTCGCGCACAACTATATTCAAACCGCGAACAGTGTAGTTTCCTGATTCATCAAAGGTTCTTTGTGCTAAAACCTTTTGAAGTTCAGCATATTGTGGTTTATTATAGGCGCGCTTTACTTCACCGGTATCTACAACAAATAATAAATGAAATCCTTCTTCTGGGGGAACTATCAAAGAATTACTTTCTAATTGTGTGGTTAGTTTATATCTATCAGCACCTGGAGCTGAGTAATTATAAGATCCGGCAGCAGGATCTAATAAACTTACATCATCTTCAGAGGTTACTGATTCTGATACAATTCTAAAACCTACATTTTTTGATGGCGTGTTAGAAAAGTAATCTAAAACTTTAGTAGTTTCTTCATGACGAATGAAATTTCCTTCTGCATAAACTATACCATCACTTATGGTGTATAAAGAACCAAAACCAGTAGGTGCTGAGGATTTAGCAACTAATCTAGATGGCAACGTATTATTGCTAACATCTACCACAGTTAAAATATCATCCGCTAAAAATTCTGTTGTTGAACCATCAGCAGCTGCTGTCTGATAATTTAAGTACAGTACTCTTTGCTCAGAAGCTGGATCAAACTCTACCATTAGAATTTTAGCTGATACACCTGCCTCATTACTAATAGTTGCACCAATTAAAGTATTTTGATATGTTGTATATGTAGCGGATGTTATAGTAACACCTGCCGAATTTTCATCTTTAATTTTCACATATGGCACAGAGAATTGAAATGTTTCTGCACAACCTAATACGACTGAACCATCCTTGAATATATGATTGCCGAAGCGTTCAATTTGATTTTGGAGGATGGTTTGTAGTTGTGTTAATTCTCTTGCCTGGACGGCATAACCGGGCTTAAAAAGAATTCTATGAAAATTCTTCTCTATGTCAAAGTCGTCATAATATGGTGATGTTCCGAGATTAAGTGCCATGGTCGTTATTTAAAAATTAAGGAAAAGTTTTACTGATTCAGTTTGTTCATAGTTACGTGTCACAGGAGATATATTATTCACATATATTATAGTTCCTGTATTTTTGTCAAATTCTGGTGGTACAACTTCTGTACACACTAAACTTATTGCACTAGTTGTATTATTCGTCATAGTTGTGGACGAGGTGAATGTTTCATCTCCTTCCAAGTATAACAAATACACCTTATATTTGTTGGTAGCTTCTTCAAATATCTTTGATACAACTTTATATATACCACCTGAAGAAGTCTCAATTTCATCATCTATATTATATTCTATATATTCTGATTCTGGTACAATAGCTACAAAAGCAGCAGTACCAGTAACCGAATTGAAATATCCAATATCAGTGTCTTGTGTGTCATTGTATAATTTTGGATTTTTCATGATGCCCACCTGTCGATAATCATTTCCTTCAAACAAATCTGGATTAGATGTGTCTAGAATGGAATTGATACACAAGGTTCTGGCGTATAATTCTTTAGCAATATTAGCTCCATGTCCCCCTTGAGGCCCTACATGTGCAGTTAACACAGCTTGTGTAGTATTTATTCCAGAAACTACTAAGCGAATGTAGTTATAATTTTGTCCCGGAGAAGTTATAGTAACTCCAGTAATAGTACCGCCAGATATTTGTGTTACCGGATCAACCGTGAAAACTGCTCCTTCGCCATCTCCTATTGCAGTAATTGTAGGAGCAGTATATCCAACACCCGCATTATCTATGTCCACTTTATAAATGGCGCCGTGAATAGTTTGATTCACCACTTCTTGGTTTATTGGATTAGCAGTTTCTGGTTCTAACAATACAGTTCCACGAAATCCGCCGCCTGCAAATGCTGTATAGGCTTGGTTAGTTATATTCTTTTCTGGATATGTTACCAACTCTAATTCAGTGTTACTTACTATGGATTGAATAACGCCGATGATATTGTTATCTAAATCAACCAGAGTCCATCCTACAGATAATTCGTTTGTGAAAAATGTACCAATTCCCGTAACTGTTAAGTCATCATATATGGCTGTAATTGTTCCAGAGTAAAATTCACTACCTTCTACTGTGGGATTATAATCCGCCGGGTTAGTATGTGCATCATACATAATAGCTCTTGCATGAGTATAACCACGCATAGAGTTTGTTATATTGATGTTAGTTATTCCACCTGAACCATTAGTACTTACTGTAGCCAATGTTCCAGTTGATGATAATTTGTGAGAAGTTCCTGATCCTACGGCTGTTATGGTAATATAGGTTCCAGATTCCGCATTAGACAAACTTGTTGCTAAACGTAAAGTATTAGCATTAATTTTTATTGTATAGTATACAGTATTATTAGTCAATCCTGCGGGAGATGTTCCCCCTCCCGTATTATACAATACTTGGTCACCAGTTTCAAAAGTATGACCAACAAAATTAATGTAGCTATCGGTGATGTCAATAGCTGTTGCAGCATTAAATGTTATAGATTTAGGTTCAGAACCGTCGCCTTGAATTACCAGATAAGGTGTAATGTACCCTGATCCTGATGCTTCGATACGAACAGCATCAATAACGCCGTTCACATCAAAATTCACACCATCAGACACATTACGAACTGGTATATAATCACTATTTAAAAATTTAATTCGGTCTAGAACAGGAACTTGGTACATGAATTTCCAAATATATCCATCATCTAACCGAAGTGTAGCAGATGTTGCTGCATCAGTAGAAGTAGGTTTTTCTGTTGATGCAGAACCATTATTATTATCTAAACATTTATATATGTTGTAGTCTGAAGTCATGACATAGAAATCTTCACCATCCAAGTCTACATTATCTTCATACTCAACATACTCAATTCCTGCGGTCCAATCTATTCGTCTAATCATATACACGATATCATTAGGACCAGAAACAATCTTTTTAGCTAATAAAATGTTTTTATGAACATCAGCTAAAAAGTTTCTGGTGTCTGCTGGAGAATCCGGATCACCGAAAGACTTACCAGCAAACACATAGAAATTATCACGGCCTGAGATGATGTCACGGTAAATAGACCGTGCAATCTCATGCCGCGTGACCGCAGGAATGAGTG